TTGGCTTCCAGTCTATTCTTTCGTTTTAGATTAGAATCAATTCTATTTTTAAGAGCTGGACTAGGGTTTTTGCTGTATTCTCTAGTCATATCTTCTAGAGCTTTTATTACACGAGATAATTCTGATGCCATCTATCCTCCAGGGAATAAGTTATTTTTAATTAGTTCGACTGCTTTATCATCAATGGTGTTATCAGTTGATGCTGCATAGGCTTCTAGTAGTTGTATAACTAATTCCTTTACAGCTGATGAGCTGAGGAACGCCATGAGGACGGGTTTGATAAGTAGGGTCATTTATTTAGATGTTTTTTTAGTGGATTTTTTTGCAGCTTTAGCTTGGTCTGCGTGTTGTTTTTTTATTGCTTCACTTAAAGTGGACATAGTACATTTAGGTTCTTTTTGTTTACTCCAAGGTTTATACCAAGGTTTAGGTGGTGATATACATTTCAAGACTTTTGCTTCTGCCTTTTTCCATGCTGATATTGCAATTACATCGCTGCACATATCGTAGACACGGCTTTTAGGAAGTAGCATGAAGCCTTTCTGTTGTAGTTCAGCACATTTCAAGACTCTGACTAATTCGTAGTCAAGTCTCATTTTGTCTTCCTGCCTTGCGGCAATACTTCTACATCTATTTAGACCTTCACGATCTAAAGGGATCATGAAGTTGATTTGTCCTCCCCAGTTCTCAGCGACTGTATAACTCTGTTGAATCATAGAGTCGTCATAAGGAGTCGTATGGTTTCCCATGTAGAACGGCGAGAAAGTCATTGTCGCACCGTTACATGAGATGTTAGGTCCGTAGTGCTGTCTCGAAGGAGCACCGTTGTTCTGGAATTGTACGGCTTGATTGGTCACATTTCCAGTCGCTGCAGCCACGGGATTACTAACATTTTTATCACCTTCTTCAGCACGTACTGGTGCTATTGAGAGAAGACTGATAAGGAGACCGTAGTAGAAGTAGTATCTATTTCTCTTTCTATCGTTTCTACGGATAACACTTGACTTGCTGCTCTTGAAACTACTTCTAAAGTAAAGGGATCTCCAGCAGTGTGTAAGGTATATACCGAATCTGAATCGTCTAAGCCTCCTGATGAGGCTGATGTATGAGTGATGTTTTCCCCACTCCATTTGTTTAATGCAGACCCATAAGTAGTAATAGTTATATCTTCTACTATTTCTTGAGTCGTTGTTGTTGTACTGTTCATCGAACCCTGGGTGAAGTTTGGGGTTACTAATTCTGCTCTTGCTACCGTGGGTGATGCCAGTAGGAAGAGTACTAGCCATTTCTTCATTCTTCCTTTTTTTTGTTCATTGGACAATCGACAGTTGCTTTACCGTTACCGTTCTTATTACCTGTAGTCAATCCGAATGTTGCAAGTGCTCCAGTGAATACCGACGCTACGAACGTTATATCTGAGTTACCAGATTTCTTTACCATAGGTATGTCAACGTAATTGAGCGTAATTATTGCTCCAGACCAAACCACTACAGCAAGTCTTACGAAAGTACCAAGGATTTCTATTTGGTGTTCTTTATCTTCAGCAGCATCTTTTAGTTTGCTAAGGATTCCTTTTTTTGTTTCCTCTTTTCTTTCCATTTATTAACTTTAGCTTGTAGTTGTTTTTGAACTTTCTTTTTGATCGGTTCAAATAAAGACTGTGTGACAGTAGTTGTAGCTACTGCCACGACTGCTGTAGTTACCGCTGTTACCACTACCGCTGTTTCAGGTATAGGCATTTTGATATCTATAACAGGTATCTTTAATGTGGGTGGTTCTGGTTGCTCTGTCGTTTGTTCAGGTTCCACTTCCTCTGGAGCTTCCAAATCACTCGGAGGTATTACCATAGGTTTATAGTAAGGTATCCGAGCTGAGGGTGGTTTAAACTCTATTGGTTGTATATCTAACGCTTTAGGAAGAGTAGCTCTCGGTATATTAAGACCAAGGCTTACCAGTTCCATGTGTAGGTGTTTTTTGTATGTTTACACCGTCTTCTACAGCAGTTTCAATAGCCGCTACAGTACCAGCCTTGTCAGCATCTAGCTTTGCCTTTACCCAACCTAATACAGTTGATTCTGTAAGGTCAGCATAAGGTACTAGAGTATCAGGCTTAGGAAGATCTACTTCACCAGTAGCTCTAAATTTATAGGTACCATCTTCACCATTAACACGGTAGATAACTTTATTTACATATCCGTCTGCTAGTTCACGCTGAAGGGTGTTGACTTGCCAAGTTTTTGTTGCCATTTTAATTTTTATTGAATAAATTGTTTGTGTTTATTTAGCCTTAAGGGCGGCTACTTCCGTTTCTAGTGTTTCGATTTTTGTAATTGCTTCTTGTAATGCAGCAGTTAATAAAGGTGTAAGTTTTGAATAATCTAATTGTTGTGATTTTATTGAACCGTCTTCTTCTACTGCATCTTTTTCGCCGTGTATTGCCTCTGGTACGGCTGTTACCTCATGAGCAAAGAAACCATCAACC